TATCTAGTTCTTGTACTAGAACATCAAATGCGTTCATTAATTATCCTTTTTAGACTTACTTTCTTTTTCAGGTCTTAATGCTCCAAAAGCTTCTTGAATAAACATCTTTTCCTTTTCATCCCGCATTTGTGCTGCGGTTTTTAAAGCGTCAAATTTGTTTCGATCTGCGTCATTTTTAGCTTGTGTGGCCACACGATCTTGATCAACGGCAATTTGTTGTGCTTTAAGCATTGCGTCAACTTGGTCTTTTGTTACCTTACGTTGTTGTTCTGCTTGCTTAATCTGGAGCTCTTGCATTTGCATTTGGATGAGTGGGTCCTGTGCTTGCTGCTGCGCCATTTGGGCTTGAGCTTCTTGTTGGGCCTGGCCGAGTAGTTTGGTGCTAGCCTGAGCCATGAGACGAGACAATTCAACTTCAACACTCTTAGGTAATACTTGCTCTTCATCTTCTTCATCAACAACAGGAATACTAACGCCAAGAGTTGTCTCAATTTGTTTGCGGTACTCCATCCCTACGTGCTCATTAATATGGGCAGTCATCGCCGCCTGCATCACCTGGGCGATCTGTGGGTTCATACCTAAAACTTGTTGGATCTTAGGATTTTGCATCGCGGTAGTATGTACTTGAATATGCGCTTGGTGGTCCTGATACATAAAGGCTTTTACTGGCTTACCACGCAAAACATTCATATTCTCGGTAACCGGATCCGTTGGCTTCTCGTCGTCTTCCATAGGCACCAGCTTTGCCGCGTTTTTAATTCCGAGCACCTCAAGCATCTGGCGATGTAAGAGGGGCATGTTGTAGAGTTGCGGAGCTTGCGTTGCCAATTGAAGTACCGCTTGGTACTGAACAATCTTTTGCGCCATTGTTGCTGCATTAGGGTCCGAAACCGGTATAACCTCAATATTGTCATAGTCCGATTTTTTCGCGCGAGGCGAGCCTTCAACTGGTACATAGCTATAGTCTTCTGGGGTGTAATCTGCAATGATTTTCTTTAGAAGCTTAAACTCTTGTTTCATTGAGTAATGGATACGCGCTTGAACCGCACTCATTACTTTTAGGGTTCTTTCTAAGATTGCCAGTGTGGTGCCTACCGGCGCATTTGCGCTCATGTCAGAAACCTTCATGTCACTTACTGAAGCAAAAGCACGGCCTTCTTGAATTACTTTATCAAGCAGTTGGGCCAATACAATAGATGGTTCTTTGTATGGAAGGGGTAGGATGTTGTCCCGCATAGTTCCAGATGGAACATCTACATCTCTAAATTCTCCTGGTGAAATAGGGGTGTCGTCTCCCTGTATTCGTAAACCACGAGTTTTAAAACCGCCTGGTAGATTTGCAAGGGTGCCAGCATCAATAAGTTGCCGAAGCATGGAAGTACCAGACTTAGCAAAAGCCCCAATGAGGTGAATAAGACCAAAACAATAAAAACCAAAACCTGGAATATATCCATAATGGACGAAGTGCTGCCTCTTTTGATGTGTCTTATCGTCGGGTTCCCAATTACGACGAATTGCTAAAATTGTGTTGCTGCCTTTCTCAATTGTTACAACATATGGCAGTGCAACACCTGTTGGTTCTTCGTTTTTGTCTTTATCTTCATAGCCCGCTAAATCTAAATCAACGTGCATTTCAAGAATCTTATAGCGATCGTCTGATGTCGCTCTAAATCCCATCTTTTCGGCAATTTTCTTTTCTACTTCATCAAGAGTATTATTAGGTTCACCTAAATCTACATCGCGATAAAAACCAGCATGTTGTAAACGTTTAAGTTCATTTTCTGTTTTACGCATTACATGAGTAATACGTTCTGCTGATTCTAGATTTGACGCACCGTATGGCACTACAATATCTTCTGCAGGCACAAACATAGCAACCTGACGATCAAGCGCCGGATCAATATAAATCTTTTTAAATGCGTTACCTGCAAGGCCTAAACCCCACAACATTCTCTCGTGCTCAGGTCGGTACTCCTGCATCACATCGGTTAACTGGTAGTTCATGTCGTCTTTGACACGTTCCGCCGCTTCTTTTTTCTCGGTGGTTTCTTTACCAATAATTTGTGTCTTAACGGGTCCCGCTGCAGGGAACGTAGACATCATAGTTTCAGACTGAAACTTGACTAGCGCTTCGCTAAGAATGGGGTGATATACACCACAAGCACCTTCCCAGGGCTCTGTTCTTTCTTCAATTCTTAAACCAAGTAGCTCTAAACCATCAACGTATGTTTGAATCCAATCCCTTCTACTACCAATATCGGAATCAAAATCACCAATCAATTCACCAGCTAGACTAGCTAGTTCGTTTCCATTTATATATTCTGCTAAATTAGCATCAAAATCTTCGTCTGAAGGTTCGGCGGGTTCAATCTCTATCTCCATGCCGTCAATACCAATTTTTACGGACTCTGGGTCTTCAATCTCAATTTCTATTTCCGGTTCTTCTACTGCTAAAGCTTCAATCCCTTGTGGGAGTTGGTATAACGCTTTATCTATTGCCATAATGTTTCCTTAGTAATACGCAACTTTGCGTCTAAACCCTCTTGGTTCGTCTTCATAGTCAGAACTTAGCTGTACAAAACCACCCCGCCTAAACCGTAACAGTGCCTGAGTCATTGAGTCTACCAAGTCATCATGCTCTCCAGACGGAAATGAGGCCACTTCCTCAACTAACTCCTCCGCCCAGTGCGTTCTTGGTACCCACACTCTACCACTTGCAAAAATGTCTGCAACCGCATTTAATCTCGCTATCTTATCATTGCCTTTCGATGGTGTATATTCCTGCACGGGGATTCCTGTGGCTCTAAGCTCAAATATTAGAGGAGAACCCGCTGCTTTTGCTTCTACAATCAGGCTATCTGGCTGCCAGTCTTGATATTCTTCGTATGCCCGTTGTTTTAACTCTGGAAACTCCATTCTTTTCTTAAAGGCGTTCAAAGCAATGATGTTTACCTGATCGCGCCCGTTTGTATCAGGCCAATAAAATATCCCCCACGTCGTACACGCACTATAATCGCTTCGTTCTGTCTTTAAAAACGCCGTATCCCACGATTGAATCAAAAAGTCACAGAACGGAGGGTCGTCTTTCTCCCACCACTGCCACCATTCACGCTTTATGATCGCCGAGACGTCGCTTGTGGGCTGCTGCATGTACTGCGCCTGCCATTTGGCGTTAGGCAACTCCATCCGAAGGGCTTCTAGTTCCTCCATCTTCCAAAACTCCGGCCACAGAGGCCCTCCCGAAGGCAAAATAGCAGGAAAATCAATCACTTCCCAGTCTTCACCCTGTCGTTGCGCCGCCGCTTTGACCACTTGACCCGTTAAATCCTTCTTTGACCACCGTGTCATCACAATCACAATGGCACCACCTGGCTGTAAACGCTGTCTTGGACCGGATGTATACCATTCGTAGGTCTTGTCGTACACCTCTGGGTTTGTTTCGGCTATAGTTGCTTCTTGTTCTGAGTGAGGATCGTCGATAATGAGGATGTCAGCGCCTTTACCCGTGACTGCACCGCCAACACCAATAGCAAAATAGTCTCCGCCATGGTTAGTGTTCCACCGCCCAGCAGCTTTAGAGTCAGACTGTAGTTCAACCGCCGGAAATAATCGTCTATAGGCTTCGGAATCCACCAAGTTTCTGACTTTTCGTCCAAACCCAACAGCCAATTCAGCAGTGTGGGATGTCTGGATAACCTTTTTATGAGGAAATCGTCCCAAGAACCACGCAGGTAGCAGGTAAGAAGCAAATTCAGATTTAGTATGACGAGGAGGCATGTTAATAATAAGACGCTTAATATCTCCATTTGCTACCCTTTCAAAAGCTCGTGCCATTTTTTCGTGATGTCGCCCATGAATGAAGCCTGGCCATACTTCTTCCACAAATTTCATAAAATCTAATGCCGATTCTTGCCGTTTTATCCGAAGCGCAAGCTCATTTTTTAGTGCGGCAATGTGCAATCTAGCCGTTGGAGGCGCATTTTTAATGGCTGTTTCAATTTCAGCTACCGTAAAGTCAGAAAGTTTTGTTTTCTGAGTCATAGGTTAGGTTTAGGTAACATTTTGTAATGTTTATGTGCCATTAGACGGGTTTAGGTAACATTTATGTGTCATTAAATAGGTATGGGGTCCAAAAACATTGGGGTTGTTTCGCCCATATAAGCCCCTAGAATGTTGTATTCGTAGTATTCGTACGCCTCTTCCTCATCCATCCCATCTTCCATCAGGATTTCAATAATTTTTGACACGCTGTAACACACCACCGGGTCCCGGTCTATCCGCGAAACGATCCCTACAACCGCCTCATCAAACCGCCCTGGCTCGAGCACCATCGCGCCCTCTGCAAATTCGTTTAAATAGTCCCGCTTAGTCATCACTATCGTCATCTTCTTTCTCCTCTAGTTTTGGTTTTCTGCCTAATTCTTCATCTAAATCAATACCTAGACTGGTACTTTCTTTACTCTCTACTACCTGCACCACACCCATGTATTTTGAAAGTGTGGCGACCAACTCCTTCTCAAGCTCCTCGGTACTCTTGTTGTTGATATTAACCTCAAGACGTTCTGTAAATAGGCCAATTTCACTGACCTTGCCCATGAGCTCCAAGGCCCGCAGCTGCTCCATAGGTTTTGTATCACTCGTAGGATCTGAAATCTCTAGGAGCCGGTTGACGATATAGTTTCGTGCTTGAATGTTTGAGTCGATGACCTGGTGGTCATACTCGGTGATGAGGGCTTTTAGTTGTCTGGCAACAGCAGATGAACTGGGAACTTGTGGCGCTAGCTCGCTACCACTAAAAATTTGACGTGCTTCGTCACGTTCAGCCTCACTAGGCTCTACATCTCCACCCGCTTCGCGGATCACTTCTGCGCTTTTAAAAAAAGCATCTGCACGGGCAGCAATTTCTGCCGGAGTCCCTTGTACATCTTGAATTAGCGGCACATCCTTGTCTGTAGGAATCACCATCATTGTCATTGCGTTTTACCTTTAGCCGTTTGTAGCTGTTGTGGCGATTGTACTACGCATAAGCACTGTTGTGCTTTTTTGCTTTTCTTGATTTAGCTTCGTGATGGATTTTGTACTTCCAATAGATTGCGTTTCTAAACGACCAAGGGTTGCCTGGTGTATAGATTTTGAACCCAGAATTAATTAATGAGTTAGCACTTGCCGGGTTGTCCGTTGTGTCCGTAATCACCCAGTTCCATCCTAGTTTTTTAGCCTGTTTGATCCGTGCTTGGATTAATCTTTTCTGTAACCCGTGCCCAGTATATTCATCAAGAACCCCAGATCGGCACAAGTACCCCGTATCCGTCCACACCATCGAGCGC